AACGGTCGCCGATCCGTTGATTTGGACGCTGCCCGTTACCGGGAAAAGCCCGCCACTGCCGACAATGGACCATGGCGGATTGCCCTGATAGGCCGTCGTTGACCCTGTGGAGCTACCGCCGCCGCCACCGCCGACGGCTACATTGACCAGCAAGTTGCCGCTGCCATCGACGTTCATGGCGGCCATTTTGCCGCTAGGGTTCTGAACGCCCGCCGCGGTACCGGCCGATGGGAAGGACGACCCAAAGTTCGAGGATGTGCCACCCGCGCCGCCGCCAGCAACGATGTTTACGCGAAGAGCCTGATTGCCCTGGTCGACAACGTCAGCGCTGCCAAGAGTCGCCCCGCCAACCTCAACCAGATTGACATTGCCACCCGAGCCGCCACCCGATGCGTCGCCGCCGCCTTTGAAAATCATGCAAACCTCGCCTTAATCCAAGCCCACAGCCCGGCTGTGTCTACCCACCGCATACCGTCCCAGCGCGGCCGTTTGAGATGCGGCGGCAAGTAAGCCGTGATGATGCCGGCATGGTAGCCGGGCGCATCCCGCGGTACGGAGACTTCGGAGGTGATGAAGCCTTTCTCGTCGATCACGTAGCCGCGCACCTGTGTGAAGCCTCTTGGGTAACTCACGGTGATCGAATTGGGGTATTGGACAGTGAGCATCAGTAGATCTCGTAGGTGATCATCACGCCGTCGCCTGGGTTGTCGGCATCGATGTAGAACTGGTTGAGCTCATACACATTCGTGCCTGGCCCGGAAGTGAAAGAGATGGCTTCGTTGGCTGTCTCGAAATACCACAACACATTGGTGTAATTGGTCTTATCCGCCGGGCTGCTGTTGCTCAACAGATAAACTTTATTGCCGATGCTATTACTGGAAAGCGATCGGACAACGAAGGCGGAGACCGGCTGTTGATAGCCGTAGTCGCTTTGCAGGGTCGATTGCGATGCCAGCGGCATCGCCGGCAGCGGCACGCCAGGGGTCGGCTTGATGGCGCCGGTGGAGGCAATGAGAGCCATACTCAACCGGATTATAAGGCATGGAGTATCAGGTATTTCCGTCAACCTTTTTCATCCATCAGATAAGCTTTGTTTTGCCAACTTTCTGATTCTGTTGACCGAAATTATGGTTTACCATGCAGCCATGAGCGCTGTCGCTGAACCGATTCACTCCTATATAGGAGTGAATCTGCCGGTTGTCCGTGAAGACAAGAACCAGGTTTACTTTCTTGACAGGCTGATCGTGGCGCCGAATCCAAGCGAGCAAATGCTGGCCTACGCTTATCTGGAATTCGAGCGGCAGGGCTTGAACAAGTACATCTGGTACGAAGGGGTTCCGTCGCTTTCCTGGTATCTTGCCGAGTTCAAAAAGATGGTGGTGCTCGGCTGCTATGAGGATGTCGACGGCATCGCGCAGATCCGCGGGCTCGGCTGGGTGAACACTCTGACGCTCATGGGCGGCAAATTCAAGAAGGCTGAAGTTGGGATGGCCTTTTTCAAGGAGGTCCCACACGGCCACACGCATTCGTTTGGTTTGATGATGGTCGACCACGCGATCACGCACGTGGGGCTCGATGCGATGTTCGGCGCAACCCCGGTGAAGAATCCGGCCGCGATCCGCTACATGCAGAAGCTCGGCTTTAGCCACTGCGGCCCGGTGGAGAACTACTGTTCCTTCAATGGCGAGTTGTGCGCGTGTGAAATCAGTTGGATGACCCGTGAAAAATGGGAGCAGATCCGCCCGTTCCGGGTCGAGAAGGAGTAAGCCGTGGGTGGCCCAAATCTATCCGCGCAACAAAGTCTAGGGGCTGAACAGCAAGCCTTGCTCGGCCAGGAAGTCGGTGCCTCACAAGGCACGCTTGGCCAGATGCAATCGATCCTTGGGCCGCTGGTGCAAACCTACGAGCAGCAGCAGCAGCTTCAGCAGCCGGCCATCCAGTTCGCGCAGGGGCTGGCCTCCGGCAACCCAGCAGACGTTACCAAGGCGGCCGCCCCACAGCTCTCTCAGATCGCGCAACAATACGCTGGGGCGAAGCAGAACATCCTGGACACCACGCCGAAGGGTGCCGCGCAGGACTTCGCGCTGATGCAATTACCGCAACAGCAAGCGAACACAACTGCGGGATTGCTTGGCGGCGAAGTCAATGCCGGCATGAATACTCTGCTCGGGCTGGGGCAGGGGGCGCAAGGTGCGCTAGGAAACATCGCCAGCGGGCTAGGTGGTCTGAGTATGCAGCAACTCGGTGCTGGATTGACGTCCGGGCAAGGCGCGAGCCAGACGAATCAATCGGTAATGAATGCGCAGGCACAGCAGAAGGCGAATACGATGAATTTTCTGGGCAGTCTGTCGGGCGCCGCGGGTACCGCTGCAAGTGGCGGTGTCTTCGGCAGTCTTTAGCAATGTTTTTGGTGGGGGTGGGAGCACTGCGTCTCCTATGGGCATCGTGACGAACCCGTACGGCGAGGCGGGCTCTTTGACTCCTTCGAACGTGAACACGAGTTTGCCAAGCTGGTTACAGCCAAGCATGCCGTCGTACGGCGGGTAAAATGCCACAACAACAGCCTCCACAATTCGACTTCAATCCGGGAGCGGTGCAAGGTCCCTTTAGTGGTATGCTCACGGGCCAAGCGCCGACGTACCAGACCGCGCCGAACACTGGCTGGAGCACAAAGACCGGTTCAGTACTCAATGTGGTGACGAGCTTCCTGGGCGGCATCGAACGAGGTCGGGTCAAGAGCTATGAGCGCGAGCAGCAACAGGAAGCCAAGCAGCGCGGCGTGGTGATGGACTACATCAACATGAAGCTGCGCGATCCGAACCTCACCGATGAAGGCCGCGCCGCGCTCGAGAAGCAAGGCATGCAGTACATGGCGCGGACTGTCCTCAGCGAAACCGATGGCAAGGGGAAGAAGAAGGGTGGGGATGAGCAACAAGGGATCATGGGACACATCGCTGGCGCGTTCCACGATATCGCCCTGGGCATGGTTGGCGGACAGTTGCCTAAAAAAGGCAAAGGCGAAGACATCGACCCAGCGCAGTTCATGGCGAATGTTGACGCTTTGTCGCAAAACCCGAAATTCTCGAAGGCGGCGGCCGTACAGATGGCACAACAGCAAGTCCAGAATATCCTCAAACAAGTGCCTACCGGTGCCGACCAACAGGTGATCCTACGTGCATTGCAAGGTAGCCCAGACCAACCGGGACCGTTGGTCGTGATGCAGAAGAATATGGATCCGCAGGCGTTCAGGGATTATGTCGGAAATCTCATTGGCGGTTATGCGGAGCCATTACGCACAGCCGGAACGTTCCAATCCAAGCTCGCTGAACTTGAGAAGGCCGGCGTCCACCTAACTGAAGCCCAAAAACAACAAGCCGGCGAAGCTTACATGGGCGTGAAACAGCAGGCGGAACGTTTTATGCCGTTCTTCCTGGATGGCCGCCAAGCGCCGGACAGTGTAACCCAGGATGCCATGGGTAATCCGATTGATCGTACCGGAAACACCCAATACAAGATCGAAGAGGGAACTAACCGATGGTTCCCGGCGACCGCTGGCCCTGTTGGTGGTACCAGGGCGATCACGGGACCAGACGGGAAACCGGTGATTGTCCGTGGTGCTGAGGCAATCGGCAAAACACCAGCACCGCCACAACTAAGGCCCGAAGAGATCAAGAAAGCGGCCGCTGCCCGTTTCCAGAAGATCCAGGATACCGAGCAGGCTGAATACGAAAAAGCCGACAAGCAATGGGCCGAGATCAAAGCTATCACAGATAATCGAAACGCGGATGCTCTTAAAAAGAAGCTTGGTGTCGACGCTACCGGCTTCACTTCGGATCAGTGGAAAGCGGTGCGTGTGATGGCCGACAACGAGCGGGCACGCGCGCGCAACGAAGCTTTACAGCGCAAGCAATTGGCGGTCGACCAAGCGAACCGGGAATTTTACGGTATGGATACGAACTATGCGAAAGAAGCTGAGGGCGGTGGCGGTGAAGCGCCGCCAGAAACACGCACCGGTGGTGGAGAAACCCCAGGCGCAAGGCCGGGTGGATGGACAAACGATCATGTGAATAAGTTTCAATCGCTTATTCATCAATAAAATGAATGGCCGATACAGATTACAATCCGTTTGCCGGGATAGAGCCTGCCAGGCCGCGTCAAGTTCAGGTCGAACCTCGTAATATTCCACAGCGTTACAACAACCCTGGCAACCTGCGCGACCCCGTGACAAAGCAGTTCAAATACTTCAACACCACACAAGAAGGTTGGCGCGCACTTCGTGAAGATTTATCAGCAAAGATGACCGGTAAGACCAAAACCGGCCTGACGCCGAATAGCACACTCTATGAATTCGCCCAAATCTATGCACCTGACAAGGATAGGAATGACCCGAAAGCTTACGCAGAATTCATCGCTGGCGAATTGAAAGTCAAGACCGATACTCCGATCGGCCGCCTCGGTGACAAGGTGGACCAGTTTGCCAAAGTAGTTGCAACCAAAGAGGGCTTTTTTGATCGCCCAAGGACGGCGGCAAGGCCGGCGAAGGTAGCGGCTAAGCCAAGCGCAGAATACAATCCATTCGACGAATCTTCGGTACCACAGCAAGAAGAAGCCAAGCCCGAGAAACCACGCGAACCGCAAAACTTCTGGACGACTTCGGTATTCCGACCGGTTGGCAGTGAATCATTCAAAGAAACCTCGGACAAGTATCTGACGGCCCTGAGAGAACAACTGCCGGAATCATTGCGCGGCAACTACGCCGTGGGCCTCGCAGAAGAAGCTGCCAAGCTGCCGGCCGAGATGTTCGAATTCATCACGTCGCCAGCCGGGATTGCTCTAGCCGCAATCAACGGGAGCCGGTACACGGCGATTGGAAAATACACGGCACCAGTGGCGGCTGCAGTAGATGTTGGCTTCGGTCTGCAACAAGGAGCACAAGCGATAACGGGCGGCGTGCAGATTGCCATGGGGGATCACTCTCCCGCACGTGTCGTAGAAACAATTTCGGCTGCCGCGTTTGGCGCCGCTGGTGTTACTGCGGGCAAGAAAGTCTGGGGAAAAACCTCAACTTATGGTCCCGACCTCACGGAACGCACCGAGAGGAAACAGCAGATCATCGCCGAGACGGATCTAAGCAAAATCAAGGACGATCCCAACCGAGCTATTTCTAAGTTCCTGACCATGGCTCCGGAAACTCGCGGCGAAAAGATTCGTGCTTGGATCTATCAAAATGGGCCGCGCAGCGTGGCGGCAATGGCTAATATCCGAAGGACACAACTCGGCGAAATCGCCATGGATGTGCAACGTGATCGCCTGGAGTATCTCAAGGTAGCAGAGCAAAACCGAAATTACACGGCAGCCCAGCTCCGTCGAATCGTTCCGGCAGATGAATTAAAGATCGATAAGATGGGCTATGCCATCCAGGGCAGTATTTCAGAGAGCGAGCTCTCGCCGGCGGCTAGGAAGGGTTTAGGCATACATCGCGAATTCCAGCGCAATGAAGTCGCGAGACTTAAGGAAGCGCACGGGGAAGAAATCGAGCTCCAGGATGCTGATGCCTACATCAACCAAGCTTGGGACATGGATGATTTGGCAAGGCAAGTTGCTGGGCGAAAAGGCCGTCCCGTAGATCAGGACTGGGTGACAAGATCGGCCACGAGGGGCATTCTGCGTGATCGCAACCTGACCAGGCGTGTCATCCCGGACTATAGAACCGGCATGGAAGAAGGCATCGAGATCGATGGCGAGAACTACAAGTTGAAACCGCGTTATGACAACATCGTTGACGTCATGAAAGCGCGGGATGAAGTACTTTCGAATGCGATCGCCAACAAACGTCTCGCCGATGTAGTGCGCTCGATGGCTGGCATTTTGAGCGAGGATGAAGCAGAGCAGTTGGGTGTTCGGTCGTTCTACAAGAAAGCGCCAGAAGCAACCGCGTTATACAAAGCAACCTACGCCGGAACGACCAAGGCTGGAGAGGTTATCAGGGAACGCCGTCCCATTTACGTGCACCCCGATTTAGAGATGCTTGTGAAGGCGGTTTTTGACAAGCCTTATACCACGGGTAAACCATGGTTAATTCGACTGGAACGTGCCCGCAGCGGGCAGAAACGGATGGCATTCAATCTCTCATTCTTTCACCCAGGTGCTATCAGTGAGCAGGCTCAGGCAGCAAACGTATTTGCACAGAGCCCATTGAAGACTATCGGGCAATTCTGGTTTCTGAACCCGGAGTATCGTAAGGGCTGGGCGAACTCACTGTGGCGAGTCGCGCATAAGGAAGGAGTGCCACCATACGATCCGCCGGCGCTGCGACCGGACATGCAAGGTCCATTTTTAGAGATGGTCGAACATGGTGTGCAGCTCATGACTCGTGGCCAGAGAGAAGCTGTGCTCGGATGGATCAAAGACAAAAGTCCAGAAATGGCACATGGGTCGCTACAGAAAGCTGCGCAGATCGCACACATTACCGAAGAGCCCCTGTGGGATTTCTATAATCAATCCGTACAAGTGGCAACCTGGAATAATTTGGTTGACGCTGAATTGAAGGCACTTGAGAAGCGAAATCCGAATCCGACAGCCCTGCAAATCAAAGAAGTCAAGCGCACCGTGGCTGACTTCATAAACAATGCCTATGGTTCCATCAACATGGAGGCACTCCTCATGGACCCGCGGGCGCGATACTGGACGCAGATGTTGGTCTTGGCGCCATCTTGGACAATGTCCAACCTTCGCACGCCGTTGATGATTTTTGAGAATGCCACAGGCACTCGTCTGGCGAGCAGGTGGGCTATGGGTGCAGCCTTCACTTGGTTTTTGACGTTGCAAACCATGAACTATGCCATGACGAAATGGTACAACGCCCCCGATAAGAATGGAAAGACGGGCGGACATTTCACATGGGACAACCCAGGGCCGCCGATGACTTCCCTCGGGCAGGTCGGTATGCGTGCGGTCCCGAACGTGAATGCCCTCCGGATTTATGTTGGCAAAAACGCAGAGAGTGGCGCTGAAGAGTACATCACGCTGGGGAAGAATTTCGTTGAACCGGCCAAGTTATTCATCGATCCAGCACGTTATTTGGGGTCGAAGTCCGGCAGTATTATTGAGCAGGCCGCTGTGCAGGCTACCGGCTATGCTCCTGGAACCGGCTACAAAGAGATCGACACCAGCCATGGCTCCTGGAATAGAAAGTCGCTAGTGCAGCGTATTGCTGCGCTCACGGGCATCTACATCCCAATTTCGCTGCGGCCGGTGCTGCAATCCGGTGAACACGCGCTGGCGCCAGGAATCTTTCCGAAGCCAAACCTGTCGGCGAGCCCGCTTGGTTACCCGATTGGACATGGAGCGACAAAACCCCAGCTTGTTGCCGCACTTAAACTTGCTATGGAGGCTGGTGACCAAGAAGTGATTCAGCAATTGGCCGTGGTCGCGCGCATGAACAACATCCCATTCAAGGGTGCAAACTCGGTTTGGCAGCAATATCGACGGGAAGAAACGGCAGAACGTAAACAAATTGGTGGGCATCACGTTACGTCTGGCGCATTTGGCGGTAATCTTGGTGGTGAAGAGCCGCCAGCCGCCAGAGAGGTAAACCCGTTCGAGTAAGGTGATCTTTATGCCCGATATGACGGTCAGCAAATACGTTAAAGCGTTCACTTCGGTGCTCGCGGATCCAGATCCAAAGTTCGACAAATACCGTGAGTTTGCTACGCAAATTGAAAATGACCCCAAATACAAGAACGGCATCAGTGCCAATGATTTCGCACTGATGCTCCAAGCGCAGTTCCCGAAATCTGATGTCCATATCACCGATTTGAAAGTCCCCAGCGCCCCCAGCGCCGGCGGTGGCGATTATTTGTCGGCATTGAAGCGCGGTTTTCATGAAGGCTCACAGGCCCTGGACGTGGCATACGCCAACCTTGCCGGCCTCGGTTCTGCCGGGCTGGAAGGCATCTCCAGATTGCCAGTTCCTGGGATGCAAAGAGTCGCCCCGGAGCAGGACCCGCTGCGGACGGGTGAAAAATATCTCCGCGGCTTGGCACAGCGTGAAGGCGCACGCGCACAGGCTATTCCGGAATCTCGCGGTGTTGGACCAAATATTGCCGAGGCGATTCCAGAAACAGCCGGGTCTCTTGTCCCGGCTTTAATTGGGGCTGAAGCCGGCGGGCTACCAGGCATGGCCACGGCGGCCGGTGTGCAATCGGCGGAGCAGGGGCCACTGCCCGCCGGAGCGGCGATGCTGGCGACCGAGATGGTGGGTAAAACCGTGCCGGGGGTGGAACGGCGGGCAGCTAAAATCATTGGTGAACCAGCCGCGCGTTGGGCGGTCCCGGCGGCTTATGGCGCCGCGGCCGGTGGTGGAAGCTATCTCCGCGGCGCCTCACCAGAAAAAGCTCTAGCGCAGGGCCTTGTCACCGGCGGTATGGCCGCTACGCAAACTAGCCGTGGCGAACCAAAAGCTAAGACGACCGAAACTGCTGCGCCGAAAGGTGAATCTCCACCGGCGGCCCGCGAGCCAGGCCAGATTGATCGTACCGATTGGCCGGCTGATGTTCGTTCACTGCCAAAAGAACAACTCGAGGGTGCCTATCGGGCGGCTTACCACAAAACGCAGGAACTCCAGCCAAGGATGGATTTGGCGGATACCGCCTTAAGTGAGGCTCGTGCACGGCTGAAGAGCTATGAGGCCGAAAAGGACAAGCTGGATTTCAGTCCAACTCCGACATCAACCAAGGAATCCACAAGGATCGATAAGGATATTGCCGAGCAGAAAGATCACATCAAAAAACTTGAAGAACGGCACCGCGTACTAAGCGCGGAGTATCGTAGATGGTCCAGCGCTTTCGGGGAGGCTCGCGATCGTGCCCAATTTGAAAAGGCACCATGGTATTACGCGCAACCGCCGGCCGTCAGGGAAGAAGTTGGAGCGCCACAACAAAAGGCACTCGTGCGACAACAACCAACCGAAGTCGCTAAACAGCAACCGCCGATAAACGTACCACCGCAATACGGGGCAGAGCAATCTGGGCCTATCCGACAGCCGGGCACAGTGCTCGCCGGAGAACTCGCCGCTGCGCCAGTGGCTCGTGCGCCGTACCGGCAGCCAGGCCAGCCGCAAGCCCGTGTCGGCGCCGGGCAGGAGCCGGCCCAACTGCCGCCGGGCACTCAACCATTTGAGATGATGGGCGCTCAGCCGCCAATGCCACGTGGTCGCAGAATCGAAGCTGGCGAACCAACAAGCGTGCGTGAGGCGATTGCAGAAAAACCGAAGGCGTCTGTCGAAAAACGTGAGGCGTCCGTAGGCAAACTAGCACCTAAAAAGGCCGCGGAGCCGCCAAAAGCCAGAGTCGCCAAGACAGCAGAACCACCGAAGGCGCGCCGTGAAGCCAAAGCCGCCACGAAGGCCGCGGAGCCGCGCAGTTTGACTGCTGGTACGCACTACGTGGTCAAGGACACCAACCCGGATCTCGGCCTGTACAAGGGCGAAACCGTGATCTACCGCGGCCCATACGGCGGCAAGTACGGTTTCGACGTCATCGACCCGGACACCGGCCAAAAGAGTCTGATGCAGATTGAAGCTTCGACGCCCATGAAGGACATCCTGGACAATCTCGAAGAGCCAGGCGAAAAAAAAAAGAGACCAGGTGACAAACACCTCGGAGACTCCCCGCAGGCGGTAAAGGCGAAGGCTGAAGAACAGCCCAGTATTCTGGGCGAGATTAAAAACAAGATCGGCGAATGGCTTGGGCCGAACGTACCACGCGAGGAAGCAACCGGCGAGAAAGTGCCCCAAGGTGAAGGCGATTACAGCGTGGCGTATTCGCGTGCCACACGTCGGCCGATTATCATGGCCCATTCCAAAGAGGAAATGGACAAGCTCGCGGGAGGCGACTACGGCGCCACGTTCCTGAAACCTGGCGACGTCGGGGTAGGCGGTGGGCCGCTCGCTCAGGTGGTCCGCAAATCGCTCCGTGAAGGCCCGGTCTCTGTAGTCGGTCCGGATGTGGCAGCGCCAATGGAGCCGGCAACACCCGGCAAAATGCAAGGCACGGTGCAGCACGAGGTCATCCACCAGATGCTCGGTGAAACCAAGGTGCCCACGGAAAAGTTCCTGTCAGCGCTGCCGCCGGATATCGCGGAGCCCATGCGCGCGCATCTGACCAAGAATTTTCCGAAGTCGAAGTGGGGCGAGGAAATCCCCGCGCACCTCGGCGCTTCGGGCGTGGTGGCGCCAGGCTCGGATCCGCGTGTCAACCAGGCGGAAACGATCGGCCTCTCGCCGGAACAGGCGCAAAAGGCATGGAAGGTCTATTTGTCACTATTAGCCAAGCAGGATCCCAAGAAAGCGGCTAAACTGAAAGCGCACATGGGTGCGGACACGGATGCGACGCCGCCGGCGTCAAGGAAATAAAAGTACTCCTATATAGGAGTGAAAAAGGAGAAAGCGATGAAATCACTGGTGCTTCTTGTACTCATTGCCGGCTTGGCTGCGGCGCAAACGGCTACCGTTACCGGCACGGCCACGATTAACGGTTCGCCGGAATCCGCCAATGTCACACTGACGATTCTGCCGAAGTCCACCGTCTCGATTGCATTACCCACGAGCGCAACGAATACGACGGCGGGCTCAACGGTGAACCTGGTGATCGTGATGACGACCACCAGAATGCAGCCTGCGGCTCTGCAGTTCTCGGTGAGCGGACCATCGACAACCTTCAGCAGTTTGACCGTCACGGCAGGCGCCGGAGCCACAGCGGCCGGCAAAAGCATCACGTGCGCCGCGCCGACCACGCCGGTAGCTGGGACCGTCCAGCAAAACTGTGTTCTGGCTGGAGTTAACACTACGACGATTCCGACCGGAGCCCAGATCGCGACCGTAGCCGCAGTGGTGTTGGCAACGGCGCCGGCGGGCACCGTCAGTGTGACACTTTCCGCCTTGACCGTGTCAAATGTCTTCGGGTACGGTATGGTCTCAACCATCTCCACTGCCACCGCCTCGGTGGTAGTCTCGCCAACCATGGCCTTGAACTGCGCGCCGGATACCAACTCTGTGCCGAATGCGCTGGCAAACCAACTTGAACCTGGGGAGCAGTTGACCTGCAGCGTAACGCTTAGCGCGCCAGTGACGGCCGCAACGACCGTTACATTGAGCTCGAGCGCGACGCTCGATCCTGGCGCCACGGTGCCGGCTTCGGTGTCGATCGCCAGCGGTGCTACCAGCCAGACCTTCACAGCAACGGGAATTTAAGGAGGTACAAGATGCCTTCCAGCCAAGTGATGCACGAGTGGAAAGCGGGTCGGCTTCACAGTGGCCGTGGCAAGAAGACGGCCAGTGGCCGCAGGAAAAAAGGTCCGATCGTCAAGAAGCGGAATCAGGCTATTGCGATCAAGATGTCGATGGAGCGCAAGGAAAAGAAAGCCCGCAAAAAGACCCGCCGGTGATATACTGGCCGCAAGTAGTACCCAATCTGTTAGGGAGTGGGCAGGCAGGTCGTGAGATATTCCTGCCCACGTGCCGGGTAGTGGCTACTGATGCGTTGGTTAAATATGCACTTGGCCGCGTGACTGCTCCGACCGAACCTCTGGACTTCCGCATAAAGATTCACGTACAATTGCATCGTAGCAAATTTGGCAACGAAATTTTCATCGAGTGGTTTCATCGCTCGTAATTTGTTGCAAGCAAATACAATGAGTACGTTGTTATTGCAATTTCACTTGCGTTTTCTGTACCATCAGTTTGTACGTGCTGCGTTTTTCGGTAAGCCGTAAAAACGGCGACCATTTTGGCGACATTGAAAAAGGCCCTCACCAGTTTTGAGGCCAGTGGGGGCAGGGTGTTATCCAGACCAGAACCACAGCAGCTACGCCGGGCCTGATCTGGATAATCAGGAGGGCAACGAGTTGCATCGTTGCTTCTCCATTCTCCGAGGGTATATTTCAGGGCTGCAACCCTGAGTCACCTCGGGAATTGGTGCGGTGGGGGTGGGAGTTGCACCCACAAATCCCCCCTTAGGAGATTACGGTTTAAAAGACCGTTCGGCTAGCTGATTGCCATCCCCACCGTTGCTCTAAAGATTCTCACAAAAAACGCTAAACACGGCAATACCGCTCCCTGGGTCAGCTTTTTTTGCGCTCGTGCTTCCTGTGTTCAGCCCATTGCTGAATGAATACCTTGTGGTCCGGGGTGACGCATGTGCCCTTGTAGTCGTTATCAAACGCGGAAGGCATGGCCGCCCGAAGAGATGCCGTAAGATTGGGTGCCGGTTCTGTTCTGAGCAAGACCAGATTTTCTAAGGCTTCCGCCTCAGCTTGGCCGAGAGAGTCGAGCCATCGTTTCATCTTTACTTTGTAGCGTTTGCGCTTCCACCAACCCATACACCAGGCTGTGATTCTCCCTGTAAGGTCAACGAAAATAAGGAATAGAACCAGCACCTCGATGACGAGCATCCATTCATCGACTGGTCTGGTATCAGGGCCTAGTATGTGCCGCAGGGTGTCCAGCATAATCAGCAAGACAACCAGCAGTCTAGCAAGGCTAGGCCATTTTGGGGCAGACCAACGCATCAGTAGCCACTACCACGTGCCGCACGTCAAATTCGGTTCTCACCAAACTTCCGCTTGAGTTTATCCTCAGCCGCGCGCATCATTCGCTCACGGCGCTCTCTCTGGTTAAGCCGCTTGGCAACACGAGCTTGCTGGCGAGTCATGTAGCCTTCCACTTCAGCGTGCACCTTGTCTCGCCGCTTTTTACGCATGGTAGAAACGGACACCGTCGAGCTGCACCGTCATCTTGTCTACAGCGAACCAGGGATCTCGAGCACGCACTGCGTCGAGCTGATCGAGCGGTTCGGATTCCCAATAGACAGCGCCGCCCGTGGTATCGGTTGTGACCTGTGCCGGGATCTGTTCGATCTCCTGCCAGGCAGCCCAGTCTTCTGGAATCCCGTCATTAGCGAACACGGCATCGGTGCTCCCTGGATTGAACGAGGAGACCTGTTCCGGTTGGAGAATGCAGCGCACTAGCGTGGGGCGAAAAGGAGCCATCCCAACCCGGTTGTGCAGCGCCCACCAAATGCCGATACGCGCGGCCTGGGATTGGCCGCGAGCTTCCCGGAAGATTGCAATCAAACACAGCCACACTTCGTAAGTGAAAGTCATTTATTGGTCCTCCAAAACAATTCTGGTTTCCCATTCGTCCACGGTGAGCATTGCGGGATAGATAGTAATCGTGTGGTTGCAACTCGAGATACTGTCGTTTTCCAACACGCCATAGCGCACGAGTAAGTCCAAGACCGTTGAGACGATATTGTCGCGGTCGACGTTGACGCGCGCGACTTTAAAATAGAACTCTATTTTCGGGTGCCTCAGCTTCAAATCGCGCATGTCGCCGGGGATCTGAAGGCCAGCCCGATCCATGGCATCCTTCACCGCAGATTTGGTGCGGATGCCCATGTACGTGGAACCAGCGACGCCTTTCTTGGTGTCTTTCTTCCGCTTGCGTAGTGTCGCCACTTTCTCATTTTTGTGGCTTGGCAGTTCGCCGAAAAGTGTGAGTTCGTATTTCATTTGGTTGACCTGTATGGGATCACTCGAAGAGGCCCAGCACCATCAAAAATGCTACGGCATGTGAAGCATATGTGCAGCAAAGGCTGGGCACCCGGCCCCTGCACTGGCCCCTTCTCGAAATCTTGCGCGAAATACGTATCTGGGCCAAGGTTGTAGGTCGTCGATCCGCACTTGGCGCATGGGAAGTACTCCTGCAGCACGTACTTCATAGCCGGTTCTCGCGATGACGTTTGCGGTGGCAAGCCCCGCAGAGCCCATCGATGTTCCCGCGATCGCGCCGGCCTCGAGACCTCGGGATCACGTGATGTCCGTGCATTGCCGCTCGCGTAACCGGCTTCCCACAGTCTTTGCAGCGGCCGCCCTGCTCAGCCCAGACACGGTCTTTCTCGATCTTGTAGCACTCTTCGATCAACATCTTGAGCGTGACTTTCTCACCTTCGCTGCTGCCTGTGGTGACAAGTGACTTCCCCTCGTCGGTGTAGGCGCAGAATACCGAGATGGTTTCGCCGATATTGGAGAGCCGCTCAATCCGGTATCCGCAGATCTTCTCAGCTTGAGCTATCGTCATTGTGTTTCATGGGTTGGCGAAATTTTGTCGCGTGGGGACAATCCGCGTAATGGCTCACGCCGTCTGCGGTGATGGGGTTCAGCTTGCCGGACTTCATTCGGACAAACCAGATGGTGCGGCCGCAGGCGGTGCAACTGGCCCGGTTGGTGATCATGTCCAAGAGCTTGACGATGTTTGTCCCCAGCTCGCTGGCGGTCAGCGCGCTCGCCATCATGCCACCACTTCGTCGACCACAGCCATAGGCCGCGGGCTCACCGGTCCCTTGAAGGGCACAAGCCGGCGGGTACGCTTCCCGGAGTTGATGTGATTGATCCAGTACTGGTAAAGCAATAACTGCGACTTGCCGCTCGCGGCCACGAGGTGTGCGATCCCAGCGTCAGTGATCGGGAAGTGTGCCATCTTTATCCTGACACTGCGATCGATGCTAAGTTTCGTGCCGTCCCAGAAATTCCGGTGGTCTGAAATGACCGACGCCAACACGACCAGAAACCCTTGCCGCAAAAATGGTGCCGATTCTTTGAATGCCAACGTGCGAACATGCCAGCATTCATCGACCAAGTCGAAGAAACACTTGACATTCTCGCGCATGATATTGCGGCCGACGTTGTTCATAGTCTTCTGCATCGACGGCATGCGTGACGTCAAGTTGCCGGCCTTGCCTGGCCCGAATTGGCCGTGTAGTCTGGCGGAGACGCCAACGAACACATTCTCCGTTAGTAAGTGATGCCGTTGCATCGCTTGGCCCCATGATACCCGGTCGTAAAGTACGAAGCTGCTGTCCATGGTCAGGTTATACAGCATCTCGAGTACGGTGTATTCGTGGCGGAAGTTGCGCAATAGGATGTTGGGCGACAGCTTTGCCGCGGTCGTGTTGAGCATCCGGAAGCGCTGCATTTCGCTTTTCTCGTCGGTGTTGAAGTGCACGATGGCGCCCAGGCGGGGGATGAATTCGCCGCCGCGCGCGAGTTCCTTCGCCGCGGTGACTCGCTGCAAGCCGTCGATAATGTAGACGTCATCATGCAAGTACACCTCGCCTTCACGCTCGGTGTAGTTGCCGCCACGCATCCCGAGATCGATATCCGGGACGGTTTTGTCCTTCACCGCAAGCATGAGGTCTTTGATTTTGACTTTCGTTAATATTTCCCGCTGATAGTCGCCAACTTTCAGCAGAAATAGCGAGTCCGGATCGATGACACCACGTAGAATGATGTCTTTCGTTTCAGTTTCATCCAGAGCCGCGTTGGTGAATTTCACCGATTCGCGCATGTTTCACCTCCGTTTTACTTCAATCTCAACAGCCGATCAATCTCCGCAGCGATGAGAGCACCCGCCTTCACGAGCATTCGGATCCGCTCGGCGTTCGGGCAGCGGTCTGCCGGAATTAATACGTTGCCATTGTACTCTCGTTTATCCCAGTGGTAATCCCAGGGCCAAGGGTCACCGAAACAGATGCCACCGGGCTCGCTGTCATCCTTGTAGTAAATGTTAGCTGGCGCCGCGTAGCACACAGCAGCCCAAGCCAACTCAGCCCGAACGTGGCCATCATCATGCTCAGCGCTCCAACCCTCTTCAGTGACTTGTCGCTCGCGTTCTTGCGCAATTAACTCCACTCCTGTCGCCATGGGCTTACCCCCTTCAACTCAAATCCACACCGTACTGGCCGGCCCACTCCTCCATCAGGTGCATCAAGATCTGGCCGGCGTCGTGCGTCTCGCAGCGTTCGATCGTGCCGGCGTCCTCTTTCAACTTACGCCACATGTGCGCCACTTCGCGCGTGGTCGTGATCGTGATCACCACGGTGGTCGCCTCGCCTTTCGAGATGAGATTCCGCTCTTCCGCCCACGCTTCTAGATCTTTTTTGGTCATTACTTCCGCGCGGGCCAGATGCTGCTCGACGTCGGTTTTGGTTTCGTCGGTGAACTTCTGCAGCAACTTCAGATTTGCCCGGCCGATCTTGTCGTACCGTGCCGGCGTGATCGATGGGAAGCTTTGAGCGATCAGCAGCGCATCGTAGACCGAACTTGAGCTCTTCCCCAGGCGCGGCTTGACCCAGTCTTCGATGAACTGCGTGAAGCTCTTGAACCCCCACTCCCGATGGATGGTGCGCTCGCGAATCACCCAGAGCATGCGGCCGATGAGCGCATTACTGCGCGTGTGCTGGCGGTGGGCAATCATGGCGCTCCGGCAACACAGCCCCAAGGTTTTCAAGAGCTGGTCGGCGTCGATGTTCTGCGGAATAATGACTTCGATCTCAGCGTCAGGATCGAGTAAATCGAGTAACTGCGCCTGTTCTTGTGTCGTCAATGCGAGTTCTTCAGGCATTGGTCAACCAAACGTAAATCCCTTTGTTGTCGATCCTAGTATGCACGCGGACTTTTGCCTTGGCCGCATGCGGCCTGAAAGCATTCATCGCGTGCGATTGAGAGGAAAATGTCCCCGCTGGAAACAGCAGAGCTTTCCCAAGCGGCAAACGCTGCAACCTTGCAAAACTCTCCTCGTGGTTCGTCCTTGGGCGCGACGGGATGTCCACTACCGGCAATGCTGCGGGGTCGTAGATCGCCTTGTGTTGATCGTACTTATCCGGCATCTTTTACTCTTATATTGGAGTGAGGCACCCGCCAGACGTTCGGCCGGTTGAGATTGATAGTCTCCCCGTGCCGCAGTAACCACAGGACAGTTTTCGGAAACTTACGAATCCGCCGCTCCCATGGACTAGAAAAAAAATAACGCAAGTGATCAACATCCTCAAAGGACGTCAGTGGCTTCGATGATGTTGGTCGGTTCTCCGCCATTTTTCCTCTCGACGCGCATTTCGCGCCAATTATAAGTCAGCCGCGCACCGCATTCCAGGCAGGCGATGTAGACCCCGCGCCGGTCCGTATGCGGCCACGTCGTTTTGTGATGCCGGCACCTCAACAGGTATGACAATAGGCGCTGTAACATGTCCGCCATTATGTAGGAGTTGCCGGTACGTGTCAACATTTATATGCTAAAGTCTTCCGGGACCCCGTTCGGCTCGCCGTCTATCGCAAAGGCTGGCTTCCGGTTGATGATGGCAAAACGCAGATATCGGATCTCCCCATCTTTATCCACAAGTTCACGTTGTGGTCCATGCCGGATTACCTTGACACGGCTCAAGTTCAGCATGTAGATAAGGCCGTGGTCAGGCGCGTGTTTGGCCACAAGCTCTTCCGTTAATACGCCTGGCTCACACATGAAATAGCGAAAGTCGCCCATACGTGGCAGCCAGATCTCTTTGTAGCCTTTAGCGTTAGCTTCTGTTTGAGTAATTCTCCATGCCGGGAACGTCCGGCCATTCTCCTGATCTTGATACACCAGATATTTCCGCTTGTCGGCATGGAAATCTGATGTCGAGGTTTTGCATTCAATGACCGTGCTGCCGCGCCAACTGTAGCAGCTAGACCATCCGATTGCGTCCGGGATTTCGGCGCAAGAGGCGATATTGGAGAACACAGGCTCGCAGTGTCGGCTCCCTGACAACCATCGGCGTGCTCGTTCGCAAAGCTGTTCATGGGTCATCTATTCAGCCGGAGTACCATCGTCTTCGGGCGCCTCCGTCTCTCTGAACCGGGTGAATTCACCCTCAAATCGCATGTGGATGGTGCCCAGGGCGCCATCGCGGTTCTTCGCTACCAGCAGTTCCGCGCGGCCGCGCACCTCGCGGCGCCCCGGCTCGTCCATTTCCGGCCGATAGATGAACATCACGGAATTGGCATCCTTTTCGATACTGGACGATCCGTGCAAATCCCGCAATTTTGGGCGCAAGTCTTTCGTGGAACGCAGCGCTCGGTTGCGGCTGAGGTGGGACACTTCGATAATCGGGATGCCAAACTGTTTGACGTACTGCACGCACTGCCTGGTCGCGAAGCTGATCGCTTCACGCTCATCGCGGAAGCGTGTGGTGCCCTTGCCCTGCCAGTCCAGGAGCTGCAACTGGTCGAGCACGGCCAGTTTGATTTTATGTTGACGAATATGTTGCTCGATTTTCTTGCCGAAACTGATGGCAGAGCAATACGGGTCATCGTCGAGATAGAGCGGCAGGTTGGCAAGTTCTTCGTGGGCAGTCTTCATGGTTTGCATCTCGACCAGATTGGCTTTGCCGCCCATGATTTTATGCAGCGCCACACCGGCTCTGCTCGATACCAATCGGCGAACCAGGGCCTCCTTCGACATCTCAAGCGAGCAGTAGAGCACCGGCGTCCAGGAGCTCGCTACCTGCATCGCTAACTGCAAGGCATAGCTCGACTTTCCAACACTAGTGTCGGCCCCAATTACGTAGGTTGTCGCCGGCTGGAGCCCGTAAAGCGCTTGGTCGAGTTGCGCGAACCCAGTCGACAATCCCGGCGGCGGTGCCAGAAAGGCATCGATCCCGCCCTTGTACGCCTCCACGACACCGCCGGGCGTCGCGCTCGCGAGGGACTGCGTGAAGCTGTTCAGAGCTATGAAATCGTGCGCGGCATTCGAGAGGATCTCGCTCGCCGGTGTCTCGGCAACGAGGCACTCGTTCATCAGGTGCTGCGACCGGAAAATGGTCTGGCGAAGGACGGATTTCTCTTTGACGATCTTAGCCCATTGTGGCAGGTTCACGATCCTGGGGAGCCCGTCGTCGAGCGTCGTCAGAAAGCTCATTCCTCCGATGTTGGAGAGCTCGTTGTATCGCATGAGCTCGTTCGACAGCGTGAGCCGGTCGATGGCGTCGCCGTTCTTGTGCATCTCGAGCATGCGGCGCCAGATCCGGCGGTGTGTTTCGAGCGAGAAGTCGGCAGGTTCCAGCTCGATTTTCCCGACGTCCGCATCCTGTTTCAGAACGGATCCCAGCACAAAGCGTTCGGCATCGAGGTTGGCTGGCAAGCCCTTTTCGAGCACAAGATCACTCACCGCTGATGCGCTCCATGGCCATGTGCAGCAACATGCCGGCTGCCTGATGCCGGCTGACGCTCTGACTGCCGATCAGCCGGTAGGTCTCGTCGATGAGCACCGCGACCGCATAGAATTCCACGACGTTGCCGACGCGCACCTCTGCGAGCAACTTCTCCAGCGCCTCGATCGCGCTCTCCTGGCTGTCAATGAGCAGAGGTTCGTTCGCCATCAGTTTCTATGCCCCCAGTTAAACAGATGCGTTATGAGCTCTTTGGCGGCGCCGGGCGCCAACTCAACCTCACCGACTTCGCCGGCTGCCGCCAGCTTCGCGGCGCATTCCAGGCAAATCGTCTCCGCGGTGGGGTCTCTGGCAAGCACTCCTTGGCCGGCGGGCGCAATGGTCAACTCTGCTTCGCAGTCGCGGCAGTAGTGCCCACGCTGGCTGCCGGCAATTTCGCCACCGAGAATCAAATCGGCGACTTTCCGACAAACCACAAGTGCTTTTTCATCTGGCATCAGCTCTCACTCCAATTCCACAAACCAAGTGCGCCTTTCGCCTCAACAGGTTTTTCGAAACAGGTCACCGATCCGAGAATCCACGCGAAGCGACCGATAGAGTAGTCTCCGAAATCCAGTTCTTGTGGCCGCTCGGCCAGCATTTCCGTGTATTTCCCCAGGCTGATATGGCAGCCTTCGGGGCCGAAACGGAATTCGCCCATCCGTACACAGTCGAGTAAGGTACATGTGGCAATTACGGCGCCAAGTGGATACACCGGGAACCAAGTTCCGTCGCCAAGTTTTTTGGCTACGTCGTAGCACACTGGGCTGAACGAGAAATCGCGAGCCCATCTCGGGAAGCCTTTCGCGGCATGAATCGCTAGTGGCCCGCGGTAGGCCGTACCCCAAGATCGCGTTTCGATCCGCTTTGCCCCGATCGCGACGAGTGTCGCCCATGGCTGCGTCAGTGTCAGCGCTTTCATCATTTGCTCCTGAACCATTCCTTGCCGTCCCGCGGCGGCAAAAACTCCTGGTAAATCTCACGCAACTCGATCGGCGCTGGGTAATGATCGTATTTGTCTAACGCTTCACCGATGAGCCATTCCCCGTCCATTGGGTTGCCGTCGCCAGGCAAGTCTGGATGGCACTCCCCGATAATATCGACGACATGCCGATGCCAGACGATCCGCAGCAAGGCATCACAATGGGCCTTAAAGACCTGTGGGCTGGTTTTTGGATCCGGATAGCCCTTGTAATCCTTGAACCGCTTCAGTAAATCACCGGCCCATCTGATGTCGTCTTCACTCGGCGGTGGTGGGGTTTTAGCTCTTTCTGCCAAACAGGGCCTCCTCCACGGCATCGGCCTCTTTCATCTTCGGTTTCCTCGCCAGGAACCCGCGCCAGTTCGGCCTGCCGTTCTTCTTGTCCAGAATCCAATCAAGAGTCAACCAATACCCTGGGTTTTTGTCGGAATTACGGTACTCATCTTCGACACGCCGGCAAATGTCCTCCCAGACATCCAGCAACTCTGTTGTTTGAAAAGCTTCTTCGTGTCGATAAGCATCAGCACTTTTAACCCTGGCCGAGGGTGCCAGCTCGTTCCAGCGATCGACATACCAACAATAGCCCGTTTTTTGCGTTTTAAGCCCCGTGGTTGAATTCTGGGGTATGCCAGTACCACCCCCTCCTGTGGAAATCGAATCCTGGGCCGGATCCGTGCCACGGCGGCCAATCTCCCGTGCTGCCGCCTCTTCATCTGAGGCGCCATCCAACGAACGATCCAAAAGCTGCCAATCCTTCAGGAAGATCTCCATGCTCCAGTTGTCAGCGGCGTAGCCGTCAGTTCGGAGATAGTAGACCAGCGCTGCACGTATGGTAGTTTTCCCCTCTTTGGTCTCTAGGCGCTCAAACTCACGCAGTTCTTTGGGTTGGATCTTAAACGAAATTCCACGTTCACGTCGATACAAGTTTTTAGTGTAGGGCTGGGCTCCGTACTTCAAATCGCAGTCGTCTCTTGTAACCCTCACTGAAGAACTACGCCTAGCTTCGTGCTGTTGCTTCGCGCGCGCGGGGGGTGTTTCGTTTTGGTTTTGCGTTAAAACCTTTTCGGATTCCCCCGTGAGGGGCGTAGTATCATCTCTGTTTATCATCTCAGTTAACATCTCAGTATTAATAATGCATTGTGGAGTTTCTCCGTAATGCATTGTGGAGTTTCTCCGTTTTCCATTGTGGAGTTTCTCCGTAATCCATTGCGTAAAAGCCGAAATGGAAAGCCGGTAGTGAACCGTCGGGTGACCAGCAACTTGCCGGAGGTCAGTTTCTAGGAAACCCTGTTGTTTGAAGAACGTAACCGAACCTTCAACCTGATCCTTGCTGAGCGCGGTCTCGGTGGTCCACTGGCGGTAGCTCTTATACCACCATTCGTCTTTCGCTTTAAGGCCACCCCAGAAGAGAATTTGCTGCAAAACGATCGCTTTGACGGCGGTGCCGGTCAATTCGATGTAGATCGGGTGCACGACAATGGCGCGCCGGTTACCGGACAGCTCGGCGACGAGATGAAACCAATCTTCGTGGGTCAAAAAGCCTCCTTGCAGATCGGGTGGCGGCACGGCAACGGAGGTGAAATCCGCGCCGCCGGAGCGGCCGATCTGTCCTACGGGCTGGTGGCGATCCAGCTCAGCGGCTAGTATTCCTCCAAAGCTAGGTCGGATGCAAGGAAAATCTTTAGATTGCTAGGCACGCCCTGTGGAAAACTTGTGGATGTCAACTTTTATCGTTCCTACAAATCCCGAAAGTACTAGGGCCTGCAGATCTTCACAGGATTTTTGGGTTGTATTGCGCCTGGCGGACGCCGTACACTGAAACCCTGGATGGTGCGGGTCAACCCCTAAACAAGGCACCGGCCTCCCCGGCTTCTCGGGGACAGCTCCGTCGGCAATATCCCCGCGGGGACTGCTGGTCGCGGCCATCCAGAAATCACTCCTATATGGGAGTACTTTTCAGGTTTTCCAGTGCCGGCCGACGTGCCAACCGTGACAGCGCGGGCAGAAGTATACCTCCCCGGAATAGCCAGATATCCTCTTGAGAATCGAGCGAAGTTGGCTTTCCGCAGCGCCGCGTGACAAGTGAGAATGCTTCTTCGTCGTGCGGCAATGTTTCATTGCGGCCAGTTGGGGACCTCGATCATATGGACATGGCCTAAGTGCTCAAGCGAGTACGGCTTCGGCGGCGCCTTCTTGTACTCGATCATGTAGGCGACGTGGTGCCAATGTGCCAAAAATATTTTGACTGCCCAGCGCTTCGCGCGGGCGTGGATGTGCGCCGGCGGCAGCTTCCCGGCCAAGTAGCACTGCTTGGCGACCGTGTCCTTCCGGTAGTTTTTCCGGGCGAGAGCGACCTTGGCCTGGTCCGCGAACTCGCCCGCGTCATTCCGCGCGGTCTCCAACTCTTTGCGTTGGACGTAGAACTTGCCGTAAACGTCGTTCTCGTTAGTCGATACCTTGACAAAGCTCTCGCCGATTTTCCAGCACAGAGTTTTGAGGTCGGCATTCCACGGCCGCTTCTGATTGGCTTCCCAGGTGACCGTGGGGTCGAGGCCGGCGAAGCGCCAAATGTGGCCGACGGTTGGGCACTTTGTGATGTCGATGTGCGCGGCGAGGCCGGCCGAGATGATGGGGCCGATCCCGGTGATCGACTTCGCCCACAAGCAAATCTCGCTGGTCTCGGTCCATTGGTCAAGTGCACGGTGGATCTGTGACTCAATGATTTCGCCTTGCCGCACCAGCCAGCCGATCAGATCGTTCGGCTGTTTCGACTTCTCCAGGGCGCGGTACTGATTAGCCGATACCTTGCGATACTCCTGCAGGGCGTAGTAGCCGTTGACGATGTAACCTACTTCGTCAAGGGATAAGTCTTTGGCTGCCATCGCCAGGTCTCGTTTGAGACGCTGGACAGGCTCTAAGGCGTCGTAGTTCATGTGTGTCGCTCCTTGTACGTGGTGCTCTCAGGTTTATTGGCTCGCTCCGACTATCTGGTACTCTCAAGCGGTATGGCTCGCTCCTTGTCCATGGTACTCTCCGGCAGTTTGGCTTATTCACACTGTTTGGTGCTCTCCGGCTTAATGGCTCGCTCGGCATCGATGGTACTCTCTCGCGGAGTGGCTCGCTCAGGAAATTTGGTACTCCCTGAGAATATGGCTCGCTCCCAGTTTATGGTGCCCTCAGGCATGATGGCTCGCTCCGGTAGTGTTGGTGCTCTCATTCGACTTGGCTCGCTCTGGGCATATGGTAGTCTCATCGTCTGGTGGCTCGCTCAGAGAGAATGGTACTCTCGCTTCAGTTGGCTCGCTCAGATTTGATGGTGCTCTCCGATTGATTAGCTCGCTCAAGATAAGTGGTGCTTTCCTCGCATTTGGCTCGCTCACATTCTGTGGTGCTCTTGAACAAGATGGCTCGCTCAGGCTATATGGCCCTCTCACCTCACATGGCTCGCTCGGATGATATGGTGCTCTCATAATGGTTGGCTCGCTCGCGGAATTTGGTGCTCTCCCGAAACTGGCTCGCTCGACTGTCCTGGTGCCCTCGATTCAAATGGCTCGCTTCCAGCGTCTGGTACTCTCAATCCGGATGGCTCGCTCCGTGTCCATGGTACTCTCCGGTCTAATGGCTCGCTCCCGTATAGTGGTACTCTCAGATTCAATGGCTCAAGGTTTTACCGCCTTAGCGACTGCCAAGGCATTCAGCCGGTCGGAAATCCCTCCCTTCGACCACTCCGTGTTGCCGGCGGCATACTGCTTCATAGCAAACTGGTAAAGCTGAATCCCATCAAAGTGTTTGCGGCGCAAGTGCCCGTCACGATAATAGAGTGCCCAGCACTGCTTCTGATTTGGTGGCTCGCTCTTCCACTTGGCTGAGGCGAGTACGAGGCCGATCTGTTCGCGCGGCACCGCGGCGTCACCGGCTGTGAAAGCGTCTTCCTTCTTGCCGGCAAACAAAATCCTGGCGTGTCCTTCCGTGTTCTCTTGGAGCTCCCACTGGCCGAGCACGTCCTGATTGATGTAGAACGTTCGATCGGCCAGGCTCAGCCGGTAGCCGGCGATGCCGTCCTTGACCCAACCGAATTTGCTCATGCGCTGGACCTCGGCCGGGATCTTGATAGGCCCGAGCAAGTCGACTTTTCTGACGAGCGCCTCGATCTGGCGCAGGCTGGTGTAGCCCTCGATGTCCAGGCCCGGCGTCTGTCTCAGGAGACCCTCAAGCTGCTTGGCGGTCCGGGTGGCGCTCTTTCCGGCGAGGTCGAAGTCGGCCCGTAGCCCGAACAGCGTCGGTAGGGTCACAATGGAGTGCCTGCCGGTGTTGTCGCAGAAGTCTACCCAGATGGCGAATTGCTTGATGAAATCCCCGGTGTAGGTGGCGGCATCCTCAGGCGCCGGGTATGGCCGAAGCTGCCGGCCGAGCTGCTGAATGAATAATCCAGGCGACTTTGTCGGTCTGGTACCGAGTCCAACGGTGCACCGCGGATTGTCCCAACCTTCGGAGAGTACGCCGCACGAGGCCAGGCCCAAGAGGTCACCACATTCGTGCCGGCGGTAGAGGACTTCACGCTCGTTATCCGGGGTCTCGCTGCTGATTGCCTCGCAGGAGATTCCATAGTGCCAGAAGACGTCCGCTAAGTCCTTCGAATGCTGGATGGTCACCGTAAACGCCGCAAACGTCAGGCCAGCAGCCAGCTTCTGGTACTCCTGAACGACCAAGCGGTTGCGTTCGAATGTATTCACAGCGTCCGACAGCTCGCCCTCTTTGAAATCGCCGCTCCGCGTACCAACATCACTGATGTCGGTCATGGTGCTGACGTGATAGCCGGTGGGTTCCACCAGCCAGTTCGCCTCGACCATCTCGCGGATCGAGCGCGCGAACACGATCTTGTCGAAGACCTTTTCGAGACCGATCTTGTCGCCGCGCTTCGGGGTCGCTGTGAAGCCAACGAGCAGCTTGCCAGGAACGCGGTTCTCGGCGCCCTTGTAGACCTGGAAATA